ATTCTGTTCGGACGGAATCTGTACAGGTTGTACCGTGCGGCTGTCAGAGACAAGGTTACGTTCGCGTTGGCTGAAACTTCCAACGGCAAGCGGATGTTCGATCTTGGCTTTGCTGGCGTGTCGCACAATGGCATCCCCATCCTCTATGATGAAGACTGCGGTGTTAACACTGGCTACTTCATCAACAGCAAGTTCCTGAAGCTGCACATGCTCAAGCATGTTAATATGAAGGTGAAGAAACTTGCTGCTCCGTGGAACATGGACGCTACTGGACGGCGAGTGGTCTGGCAAGGACAGTTTTGTCTTTGGAAGGCTTATCGTACCCATGCGTACCTGATCAACTCGTAAGGTGCACGATGACAGCTAGAATCAAACCCCGCTTCCAAGTAGAGAAGCTGAAGGGAAAGCAGACTCGTAAAGTCTACAGATATGTCCCGCAGCCTCGGCTTGATCCTGAAGGCAACCAGATGGTTAGCGAAGATGGTGTGAAGCTGTGGGGCAAAAGCAAGCTCGTTGTCGAGGAAGTTACTGAACCTTTGGGGTACATGGTGTACTTCCCGAAGGGACATAGCGTCCATATTCGCACTGAACAAGAGCTTCGGGCACTTGGCTTCGATCGTTCTCCTACTCTCGTCGATCTCGAATCTGGTGAGGAAATGGAGGATGGTACGCAAGACTTGAAGTCTTACGTTGCATCGAAGACAAAGCCCGGTCGCGGTAGGTTTTCTCAGGTGGAGGCTAACTGATGACTCAGCAAGTCCAAGACTACCTTCCCCGCCGAATCAATCAGTATGTTCCCGCAATGGGATACGCCGCTGATCTCGTTCATGGGGAAGCCACTCGATTCTCTTTAGGATCGCCAGCAGTAGCTGATGCTGATGGGTTGATCGCTACTCTCACACTCACACTGAACAGTGGAAGTTCTACTACGAACTCCACAATGGACGGCGTGCTTGGTGGAGAGCTTGACGCAACGTATGGCAGGACGGTTACTGTTACTCCTTCTGGTAATCCAGGTGCTGACGTTGTTGTCGATCTTTACGGGCGTGATTATCTTGGTCAACCCATGAGAGAGACGTTGACCATTGCGAATGGCCAGACGACAGCTTCTGAAAGTGTGAAGGCTTTCAAGTGGCTTGATAAGGTCGTTCACGATGGTCAGGCGAGCAACGCTGTTACTGCAACGGTCGGTTCCGGCTCTAGCTTGGGGCTGCCGTACCGGCTCGGCGAGCTTGTGTATGCTGAAGAAGGCGGAACGTACACTACTCCAGCTTTGGAGATCGTGAACGTAACCGCTAATGCTGTTACCATTTCTGGAACCAATGCCTTCACGGCTACGGCTCCAATTGATGGCTTCTGCATCGGCATTCATGCCAGAATCACTACCGCAACCACTACCAATCCAGCCGTTATGGATTGCAAGAACGGTTCGACAGGCGTTCCGGCGCTTGATCTTACTGTTCCAGTTGCTGCGGTCGGCTTCGTTGCCAGTAACAGAACGGCTACTGGTGTTGCTGCTCAGGCTACTACCGTTGGAGATAGCTGGACGTGGACTTCCAATGGTGGACCTGATGCTGGTGCTGCGGTGTTTACGGCGGAGTTTGCTTACAACACTCCACAAGCCATTCAGCGGCCTGTTCTCACCGATCCGCAAACGGCAACCACGTTTGATCCGCGTGGTTTGTACAATCCCCGTACCACCCTTGATGGATCGACCGAGATCGTTGTCTATATGACTGCGAACAAGGACGTGAACTCAAGCGGAAACGGCGGGCTTCATGGGATAGCGCATTACTACGCCTAACCTGCGGGGCTTCGCAGTGCTTGAAGTGGAGGGATGCACATTACATAGCCTCCCTCCACCTTTTTTCTACAAGCATGGTGCTCTATGGCGGATTTTAACACAATAATCCAAAAGGTTATTGGTGAACTTTCACAGGTGCCAGGCCCTGGCGTGCAGACATATGCTGAAGGCCGCATTGGTGAGAAGGTTCAGCAAACGTTTAATTTAGTTTTTCCGAAGCTGTGGTGGCCTGGATACATGCAGTGGTTCTCTAGGACCATTGATGGCGTGAATGGGCTTGTTTCTCAGCAGATCACTACGATTGCTTCCAGTACTGACATTCGTGCGGTCTTTCCAGCTAACAGCAACAGGCCGCTATCCGTGCTGCCTACTACACTCAATCCAAATACGCTGTCTGGTACCACGGCTCGGTACATAGAAGGAACCAACAACACCAGCTACGGATGTTTCTCCGTGTGGCCACGAACTGCTACAACTGATGTAAGCATACACGCCCGTATACATCCTGGAACTTTCAATGTTAGTGACACAACTGACATCGTTATGGACAATGACCTGCTTGTGTTCGGAGCAGCTTGGTCATATGCTGAAGATGACGGAACGAACCCTGCACAGGCAGCTAAGTTCCAAGCTCTGTTTGAAGCCAAGCTGGATCAGCTAGAGAAGCTGTACAACAAGCAGGTGATTGATTTGAAGGCGGGGTACTCTGGAGAGATTCCGCTTGATTGGTACTATGCCTAATGACACTTACACGCCCAAATAAGCGTAGACGGGAGGGATTACGGACAACGACCATTCGTGAGTTCGATGGTGGGTTGAATGTTGTTGACACTGATCTAAACCTCGACTCACGCTATTCATCCCTACTCCACAACTTCAACCGCTCTCCTAGTGGCTCGATGAAGCTGCGATGGGGCACACGCTTGTTCGCGACGTGCTCAGTGCTTGATCGTATCATCAATATGACGTATTACAACAAGCACATCGTAGCTGTTGGAGCGAATGGGAAGATTGTTAAGATTGATGGCACTGGTGCTGTTGTCACTGTTTGGGATGAAGACATTGCTACGAGTAGTGGTGTTGGTAATGCTTGGAGTAGCACGTTCTTTGCTTCATTTGCGGAGTTTAACAGTGACTTGATCATCTGTAATGGATTGGACAAGCCACTTATCGTGAACTCAGGCTGGAATGTTAACTATCTGCATGATCTAGCTGATTTACACAACATCTATGTGCCTGTAGCACGCTATGTGCTGTCCGCAAATCGCTATCTAGTGATGGCAGGTGATCTTGATGCTCCAGATACGCTGTATATCTCCAACGTAGACACATCAGGCACCTGGGTAGGTAACTCCGCACCAAATGACGCTGTGAATATCTCCACAGGGTCAATCATTCCTCGTGGAAGCAGCACAATTAAAGGGATTGGCTTCTTTCGCAAGCACTTGATCGTGTTCTACGACGAAGTGATGGCTGTTTATCAACTTGGTGTTTACAATTCGGCTGGTGACCATGAACCATCGCTCGTTGATGTGATTGATAATCATGGAGCTACATCACACCGTTCGGCACAGAGCCTTGGTGATGATATGTTCTTCGCTGATACAGTTGGAGTGCCTTCAATTAGCCGTGCGCTGTTATCAGGTGAAGTGAAGCCTGATCGTGTGTCACAGCTAATTGATCCAATCGTTAGAGATAGATTGCAACGGCTCAGCACCGTCACCATTGAGGATAGAGTGTTCAGTGTGTACAACCGTGAGGAAGGTCAGTACATGCTGTTCGTTCCTGAAGATAATGACATCACGGTGAATGACAAAGTACGCTGCTTCACATACACATCAATCAAGAAGCTGAAGATCAGTGCATGGGCAGAGTTCAGAGGGTGGAACTGGTCGTGTGCGTGTCGCAGCGCTCTCGGAAGAACGTTCTTCGGTACCAGCAACCATGTGTTAGTGTATGGGAACGAGACAGATAAAATCTACGCTGACTACACGAACCTGTATGAAGAATATTCCGATGGCACAGCACACACAGATGGGACGGGGTTCTATCCAATTGCCTCAGAAGAAGGCTCAGGGCTCAGCCTGACGTTTGACTGGCAATTGCCTTGGGCTGACTTTGATGCACGCTCCAGTGTGAAGCAGACTAAGTACCTGGCACTCGACACCAGAGGATCAGGCTCGTTTACGATTGATATGTTCGTTGATGGTATTCATCTTGATCGCACGTTCCTTGGTGAGATGTTCAGGGATGGTACTCTGTTCTCTGATGGGTACGGGTTTGTGACTAGCGAAGTGCCGTCAGGGTCAACACAGTACTACGCCCCCGCTCTATCTATGGAGTTCGTAGCAAGTGATGCACAAGGCTACGGCTTGTCTCCTTATGGACAGAGCTACGGAGATGGAAGGCAGAGCAGTGAAGAACGCCTATATGCGTGGCCTGCGGAGTTTAAGATCGCAAAGCTGCGTGCACATGGACGTTCCAAGTACCCAATTGAGATCATCTCTATTGGTCTGGATTATCTTGGCGGATCAATTCGGAGGTAGCAATGGCGAGTAATGTAGATGCAACAGTTCCCGCTGATGGAGAGGCTGTTGACAAGGCTGATCTTCGTGCGAACTTTTCAGCAACGAAGTCGGAAATCGAAGCACTGCAACGCGAACTCTCGTTGGCGTATCAGATAGCGTTTGGCACTCAGGACTTGTGAGGATAACATGGCCGACATCATTGGTGTTCTTGGTGAACTGACTGGTGCTTCTGCACTTACAGTCGCTACGCATACAGTATATACCGTTCCTGCTGGAAAGGCAGCTAAGGTTAAGCTGTTTTATCTTATGCAGGCGACAGGTAGCTCTCCTGATTTGACTATTACGGTTAATGGCATTAACGTGATGGTCCAGACAGGAATCACGGCGAGTAACTACGTGTTCTCGTCTACCGCGGCGCTGTATGAGAAAACTGCTGCTGCTCCTGATGGTGCTGCTGCTGCCACAACGGCCGGGCTCGCTCCAGAAACGTACTATCTGTCCGCAGGAGATACAGTAACGTACACAGTGGGATCGAACGCACTGTCCTCAATGAACTTCCAGGTCGTGGGGACTGAAGTTGACGCTTCGTAAATGCCCAAGGCGTTTGAAGATTGTGTCAAGCGTGGCGGGCGGGTGCGAACCGTTCGGCTGTCTGACAGCCGGTATAAGCATGTTTGCTATATCGACGGGAAGTCGTTTGCAGGAGAGACGAAAGTGAAGAAACAAGCGGGTGCGGTGAACGCTCTAGCTAAACGAAAGAGCAAGAAATGAGTACGCTGCCTACAACGCCTAACTTCAAGTTCGAGCTTCCTGATCTTGATTACAGACAGTGGCACGCTCCTATGCAAAGGACGCTGCAAGCTATTGATGCACTGTTTACAAGATGGCTTGCTGTGGCTCAGTATCAAGGTGTGTGGCAAAATGCTACTGCCTATGCTGCTGGGGATAGGGTGCTTGATACTGATGTTACCATTATCTATGAGTGTGATGTAGCGCACACGTCTGCTGCATCTCCAACTACGTTCTCCGCAGATCGCACAGCTAATCCTACATACTGGTCTCCTTTCACTACTGAGTTCCAGGCTAGAGGGACATGGGCGAACTCCACCGATTACTACGTTAACGACTTCGTTTCTGATGGTAACCAGTTCGCTGTCTGCATCGTAAGTCATACGTCAAGTGCTTCTCCATCTACGTTCAGTGATGATAGCGCGTACTGGACCGTGCTTATTGACGTTGGATCAGTAGCTGATCTACCTGTTGCCGTTGCGGACACAATGCTCATCCGTAATTCAGGGAACACGGCATATGATACAAAGAACGCTGCTGATGTCCGCACATTCCTGTCACTAGGATCGCTGGCAACTAAGTCTAACATCAACAATGATGATTGGAGCGGCACCGATCTTTCGATTGCGAATGGAGGGACAGGAGCATCCTCTGCATCTGCCGCACGCACTGCACTCGGGCTAGGAACGGCTGCTACACAGAATGTAGGTACTGGTGCAAACAATGTCGTGCAACTTGATGCAAGCTCCGCTCTGCCCGCTGTTGACGCTTCTTCCCTTACAGACATTCCATTGGGCTCGGTTTCGTTTTCGATTACAACAGGCATAGTGGCCAGTGGTACTACACAGGCAGGAGCTACGGCACTCACATCAGACATGAATGTGATCTCTACAGTAACGCTCGCAGATAGTGCTGTCGTCCTTCCTGCTGTTTCACTGGGCAAACAGGTGTTTGTAATCAATACTGACTCGGCAGATGACGCTGATGTGTTTCCTGCATCTGGTCATTCCATACTTGGATACGCTGCTGACGCTAGTGTAAAGCTGAAGGCTCAAGCTGGTATGCAATTCATTGGAATCTCGTCCACTGTTTGGGTTGTAGTTAATCGAACCTAAAGGAGGTCTCATGTTGAAATCAATTGGTGCCGCAATCGTGCTGGCCCTGAGCGTTGCAAGCGCGCAAGCTCAACCTGCATGTAACACCCGTGATGCAATTGCGAAGCGGCTTACACAGGAATACAACGAAGTCCAGATTTGGACAGGCGTGATCACTTCTCAGTACATTGCTGAACTGTGGATGAACCAAACCACAAAGACGTGGACCATTCTTTCCACTCGTGTTGACGGCCAAGCGTGCGTGGTAGCGGTAGGTCAGGACGGCGTGATTAACCCTTGGGTTCTAAGGGAACAAGAGCGTGCAGAAGAAAATAAATAGTGGGATTATCGGGGCTATTGTAGTACTCGGCATAGCTGCTGCTGGCGGCTTTGTACACATTGGTAGATTGCAGGCTGATGTGCTCAGCTTGAAAGCTGCCATTGTACAGATCGACACGCAGCGTGAGAAGCTACAAGAGCTATCTACATCAAGTGCCGTGCAGGCCCAAACACTGAAAACGCTGTCCAAGCAGCAAGAGAAGATCATCGAAGTGCTAGATAAGATCAAGGATGCACTACGGAGGATAGAGAGAGATAACAGATGAGCATCTGGACAGCACTGTTCGGCGGTGGTGTTGCACAGCCTATTGAAGCTGTCGGCAAGATCATTGATGAACTGTATACATCTGACGAAGAAAAGCTAGAAAAGGACATTCTAAAACAGAGGCTCCTTCAACAGCCAACTATGGCTCAAGTGGAGCTTAATAAGATTGAAGCACAGCACCGCTCTGTATTCGTAGCAGGTTGGCGTCCAGCTATTGGCTGGGTTTGCGCATTGGCATTGTTTTTCTTCTTCGTGCCACAGTTTGTATTAGGATCATGGCTATGGGCAGTGACAGTTTTGCAAACTGGGCAACTCGTTTCATATCCAGTCGGCGCAGATGGATTGTTCGAGCTTATAATGGCTCTTTTAGGTCTTGGCGCTCTGAGGACGATAGAGAAGACGACAGGAAGGACGAAGTGATCAAGTTTAGCAAACCTAAGCGGCCAGTACACACGGTGTTCATTCATGCTAGTGCTTCCGATAATCCGAAGCATGATGATGTATCTGTAATCAAGCAGTGGCACCTTGAACGTGGGTTCAGGACTGTTGGGTATCATTACTTCATCAAGAAAGATGGAACGTTGCAGGAAGGGAGGCATTTGTCAAGTGTGCCTGCTGCCCAGCGTGGACACAACACCGGTACAATTGCCATCTGCTTGTCTGGACTTGATGAGGATAAGTTTACTGAGGAACAGTTCAAGACGCTTCGTGAGCTTTGTGCGGTGATCAATGGACGGTATCAAGGCAAGATCAAGTTCCGTGGGCATAGGGAAGTTAATCCAAACAAGACGTGCCCGGTGTTTGATTACAAGAAGGTACTGAAGATTGACAGTACACATCACATATTCTTTGACAGAAGGACGTAGATCATGCCCGAACCTGGGATGGGTAATGCTCCTGAGCTTGAAGTTGTTGGCAATGTAGACCAAAATGCTCTGGATGCTATAGCGATAGCTGGCAAGTTCCTTGGACCCATTGGTGCAATCTTAAGTCTGCCTGCCATTGGTCAACGAGCGCGTGCGAAAGCTGCTGAGATGGGCCTTTCGACCGCTGATCCTACGGTGAACAATGTGGACGGTCAGACAGGGTTAATGCCTGTTTTTGCTCCAGGTGGTGGAATTACTGACATTGATCCCGCAAACCCTCCACAATGGTACATTGATCAGACGCTTGGGCAGTTGTCTACACAAGCCCCTACTCCTGCACCGAGTGTTGCTGCTGCTCCACCGGCACCTTCCATTGAAGAACAGCTTGCTTCTGCTAGATCAAACGCCCTTGATCTGTATCTAGAAGAACTAGCCAACAGAGGGCTTGACCCTAATGCTGATCGTGGAGGCAGAGGGCCTTCGTTTCTAGAGCTTGGTAATCAAGCCATAGACGCTCGTATCCCTTCTGCTCCTTACGCACCAGACTTCAATCCTGAAGGGCTGTTCGATACATCGTTTCCAGCAAGCATACTTGATGCTGAGCAGAATAGGCTTAGATCGAGCTTCACTGATGCACTCAGCAATGCAAATGTGCAATTCGATCCGACGTTTGGTGATGAAATACTGAACCAGTTCGCCATGGAACAGAGGCAGCCAGTTGACCTACAGATCGGCAACGCTGCTGCTCGGGGTAATCTGTCACCTGAAGGTGTTACAGAGGCGTTCGGAGCGCTTGAACAGCAAATGCCCAAGGCACTTGACACTCTTGGAAGCGTCCGTAGTGATCTGTTAGCACAGTTCAATGCTGATATAGACAACATCCTTGGCGAAGGACGCTCTGCTGCTTCTTCATTCGAGCTTGGGCAGTCATTCGATCCACAAACGTACATTCAACAGGCTTCAGCTAAGAAAGACGAGCTTGCAAGCAGCTTCGGTGATCAACTTAGTGCTCTAGTTGGGCAGAACCAGCTATTCAGCGCTCCAGATGCCTTACAGGTAGCAGGAAAGGCACAAGGTTTGATCAACATACCATCAGGAGTGCCTGCCGTGCTCGCTAATAGACAAAAGAAGTCAACCCAACCCCGAGGATTGGGAACGAAGGGAGCTTTCTAATGGTAGGGCTCGCAGGAATAGGTGATCTTCTTCAAGGCATTGGTGCTGTTGCTGGGCCTATTAGTGGTTTGTTTGCTAGTGACAAGGCTGGTAGGGCTGCACAGGCTGGAGTTGATGTCTCCAGAGAGACCCTTGCGTATCAGAAGGCTCTGTCTGACCGTCTGCTTGACATCATGCTTGCTGAGCAGATTGGTCCTGGTGGGAGGATTAAATTTGATGAAGCTGCTGGTACGATTACATCAACGCCTGATCCCGCCACACAACGCATCATCGACGCTTCCAATGCTGAGGAACTAGCACGGCTCACTACGGATGCACCACGCGGGCGTAATCTTAGAGATTTGTACGGTGGTGTAGCTACTAGAGCCGCAACTGAAGCTACTCCATCAGGAACTGATCTAGCCGCTGAGTTTAGGAACGCTGCTCGTGGAAATGTGAATGAAGCATTTCGAGTTCCTGTCAATGCACTGGCAAGACAAGCTACTAGAAGTGGTGTAACTACAAACACTGGTGCTCAAGGAGCATTAAGTGCTAGGTACGCTAATGCATTGAACTCGGCTCTCGCTGATGCAACACAACGTGGGTTGGTTCTTGGTGATACACTGCGATCTAGTGCTCAGGATAGAGGATTGCAAGCTGCTGGTTTCGCAACAAACCAACCAGTCGGGCTTAGTGGTGCAGCTAGTGCACTTGCTAATCGAATGTCAACAGCGCGAAACACTATTCCACAAGCAGGTGGAGTCGGAGGGGCGAACGTAGCTGCTAGCTCTGGAAACGTAGTGCGTAGCCTGACACCGCTGATGAACAGTGAAATGTACAACCCCCTCGCTATCCCCAGCTTGCTTGAAGGTATTGGTGGGTTTCTTAAAGAGCGCAACGTAGGCAATCAGAAGTCGAAGCCGTTCGTTTCAGGCACTGGTGCATTTCAAGGCAATCCGATGACTGCCCAACCCTTCTCTCTTACGTTCTAGGACGAAGCGTCATGGCTGACATTCCTGTGCTGAACTCTGGTGCTCTGTCTGGGCTTACTACAAGTAACATTCCAATAACGCCGAACACGTTGCCATACAGACGCAGTGATCTGCTCAGTAAGCGTGAGGCGCTGGAGGCGTTGATCAACTCTACAAACAGAGCACAGACACTTAGTGACTCGCTGGCAAGGATGAACGCTGCTATCACTCAGCAAAAGAACATCATGGACTTCGGTGCTGAGGTACAGGATCGTGCTGATGTTGGTTCATTGATGGGGCTATCGCGTGGCGGCACGTTGCAACCTGATCCAGAGCTTGATGCTTTGTTTAAGCGTAATCTGTTTTCTTCTGGTGCTAAGAACCTTGGTGCTGCTGCTGATACAGCGAGGCAGGGCGGGTTAGCTATTAATCCAGGTGATTTCTCGAAGCAGCTTGGCATGGGCGTGAAACCGGTTCCTCCTACGTCAGTAGAAGCTGCTGAGATTCGCGGACAAAACGCTGGTCAGGGAGCCGTTGCAAGAGCTACTGTGAACGGTGTACAATTCCAGATTCCCCTTGAGTGGAACCAGCTTCCCCCTGAAGTGATGAACCGGATACTCGGTACAGCGCCTGGAGCAAAGAACCTATCGCTTACTCCACAAGCACAAGCTACGTTGTCAACCCAGCTAGCCCGGCTTGCTAAAGCTGGAAACCAAAACTTCGTAACTTCGACGAACCAACAGGGACAGACGATAGTTCACTTCACTGACGCAGCGGGACAACCGCAGACATTAGCAATTCTTGTTGATGGACGGTGGGGCGTTGTGCCTGGACGTGTTTCGGCTGTTCAGGAGTAGGTTGTTAGCATGGCTCCTCGTGATCCATACTCAGGGCCGATCTTCTCGTCTATTCCAGGCCTGCGGCAGATAGGCCGTATCTCCAATCAAGTAAAAGCTAGCTTGCTTGACACTCCTGGTGACATCTTGCTGGGGGTGCCGGGACTGCTTGCTGCTATTGGCGAGTTCGGGTTGAAAGAAGCAGGGATCGTTAGTGATCCTAACAGGAATCAGCCCGTCCTCAATAGAGTAGCTAGTGCACTCGACAACCCACTGCTTCGTACAAACCAGAAACTGTACGAAGGTATTAGTGAGTTCATGGGAGTGCCCGGTGAGCCGAAAGGAGGGTTGGAGCAGACAGCACGCATACTTCCAGGGATGCTCAGTCCAGGTATCATGGCTAAGCTCGCTATGAAGGGTGGTGCTGAGGTTCCGAAGATGGTTGCTGCGGCAGCTAAAGGAAAGCCACTTGCCATTGGTTCGGGTATAGGTGTGGGGATTGATCAGGGACTGCGTACGCTTGTCGGTCAGCCTACATTCCTTACTGGTGATGTTATCAACCCTGAGCTTGATCAGAAGCGTGATCCTCTAGAGATTAAGCTCAACCCAGCCGAACAGGTTGATCCTTTACAAACAGAGCTTAAGCCTGTACCTCCTGAGCAGGAGTTCATGGAACAAGAGCTTATGGGTGAAGCTCAGGACGAAGCTGCTCGTGACTACATCAGTAATGAACTTGCGTTTGATGTAGCTGCTGTAGCTCCGTTGTTGCTTCTTGGTGCCATTCGCCCCCTCAAAGGCTCTAAAAGCATCTCCGCTCTGCTAAAGCGTGGAGAAGATGTTGGCAAGTTAATGGGGGAGGTTCCCAAAGCACGAGCTACGAAGCGCGCTACGATCCTGAAGCAGCGTCTGTTTGATCAGATGGCTCCTATCCTGACTCCTGCTCGGGAAGGATTGCCTGCTGCTGAGTATAAGCAATTTGAAGCCAAGCTCGTTCCTCCTACGACACCATCAGGGCTCGGGGCGATGATCGGTGATACGATTGCCACTGGTCAATTCCCGAACTCGAAGATTAAGACCATTCCTGTTGCTCCTGTGCTAGAACGGCTTGCTAAGTTGAGCAAGGACGATAGAGTTAAGCTCGATAACAGACTCCTTGCAGGTACTGCTCTCGACGACCGCAAGGTTACAGGCAAGAAGCCTTCGTTTACCAAGTACGCAAGTTCTACACTGAGGAAGATGGGTGGAACTCGTGACCCCGAGATTCGCGCCCTTGCACAAGACATTCGTACCATCATGCGTGCAGAGCGTGATTACAGGTATGAAGCTGGGCTGCTCACCGATAACGAATTTCATGCTTGGCGTGTTGGACATCCGAACTTTGTTCCTTTGCGTGTTGCATTTGAAGAAGACAAGCCACTCAGTGACTTCATTAACAGGTTCTTCCCCCGCCACAAAGGCGAGGCGGTTTCATACGATCCGCCCGAACCGATCAAGCCCCGTTCACAAGCCGAAGGTGCAGGTGTACAAGCTGGACAGGCCCGTGCACCTACTGAACTAATCCCTGAGCACATTACGCAGGTGATCCGCTGGACTGAGTTTCAACGTGCACGTCGAACTGCACTCACTACTCTGTACGAGCTTCCTGAGTACAAAGAGAAGGTGATTAAGTACCGTGGGGTGTTGAAACCTGGAAAGGATGAGCAGAAAGGGAAGATTACTGAGAACACTGTACGGATTTACAAGGACAAGAAAGTTCATGTGTACGATGTGTACGATCCGTCCTTGCGTGCTGCATTAGAGTTCCGCCCTGGTATCGCTATTCCTGTCTTCAACGGAGCAAGGATGCTCAAGGAGTTTTGGACCACTGGTCCTGGACAGCCATTCTTTGCTCCTGTAGCTATGGCATTTGACCTTGCTACTGCACTGCCGAATAGACCGACTAATCGTGCGATGGGCGTGCTTGGTCAGTTTGCTCAAGAGCGGTTTGGTACAAAGATACCGGATGTGGTCTACTCTCTTGATCCTTCGCAAGTGCTGTCTCCGCTTACAGGTTTTGTTCGTGGCGTTGGAAGTGATCTTGCGTTTAACGTATCTCGAACGCTCGAGAATAGCCTACGCAAGAACGGCAAAATCTACGAGATGTTTGGAGAGGAGACTACTGAAAAGCTCATTGAAGTAATGACCAATGCATATCTGAATAGCACGAAGCGTATGTTTCAACAGCGTGGTGCAGGCAACGCTAGGTTCTTGGACATTAACTCAAAGGATGACATTGTTACAGGTGTGCAAGCACTTGCTCCAGCTTACTTCAAGCAGAACGCTTCGTGGAACCAGAAGTGGCGTGCCAATGTGCTCGTTCGTGCTTATGTTACGCTGCTTGAGAACTTACACAACGGCGTGAAGCTGGAGCTGATGGCAGCTAATCGTCGCACTACGAAGATCATTGACGGAAAGAAGAAGATCGTTGATAAACCCCCTGATGAGCTTGATCGGTTGGCCTTTGAAGCACGTAATGTTACAGGAGATACTACACGTAAGGGAGATTCGTTGTGGCACTTCTTCCCTCGTTCTTTTGTACCATGGGGCAGGCCACTAGTCTATGTGACGGCTAGACATCTTCAGGGTATGCGTGAGCATCCGATACGCTACACGTCAGTACTTGCTGGTATGGCGTATGGAGGGTATGCATATCTAACCACGCTGTTCGGGCAGAATCCGAAGGCGATGCATGACTACGTAAACAACTGGACGGTTGACGAGCGATCTCGGTACTTCCCAATTTACAAAGATGGGACAGATGAGATTGCATCGTACATCAATATTGAGCCTCAGTACCGAGTGATCTGGTCTCCGTTCATTGAAGCCATGCTTGCTGTGTCTGGATACAAAGCGTATGGGTTCGGTGACACATCAGCTACCATGCTACAGGCAATGGATGGCGCTCTTGGCGGGGAATGGACGGATAAGCAAACGCAAGAAGTACTTGAGGGGGCTAAGAGTGGATTTCTTTCTTACGTAGGTGATCCTACGAACCCGATTGTGGAAGCAGGGTTGGCAGCGTTTGGAGCACAGTCAGGGTTTAGTCAACGATACACGCTAAGGCAACAGAACTTGCAACGGATTGTGCCTGAAGAAACTTCTGTTGCTGGTTCGGGGATTTCTTCTCGGTTAGAAGGAGTACTTAGTGCATTCTTCGGCTCGGCTGCTCAGACTGCACTGGCTGGTGCTTACGCATTGGAGAATTGGCTAGATGCTGATCTTGGTGTTACAGAAGCACTCAAAGCTGCTGGGAAGAGCATGTTCGATGTCGGGATTAGAGAAAAGAAAACACCAATCAGTGGTCTGTTCACTACGCAGCGTCGGTTGTCCACAGGCAACACCGATCAGAAGATTCTTGTACGTAAGCAGCGTGCTCTTAAAGACGCAGCAGCATTTCTCAATCTCGAACGGCGCGAAAGCGGAACGAAGCTCACATATCCAGAGCAGTTAATCAACAGGATACCACAGAACATCATCGGCACTGAAGCTCAGATCGCCGCTGAGATCATCGGCCCGATTTCTTCGTACATCTCACAGACATATGGTTCGCAGTTGAATGACTTACGTAAGCAGCTTGATTCGCTTAATACAATGCCCATTTCTCGTGAGACGATGATTACGCTTGGTAACCAGATTCGGTTTAAGATTAGAGTGCTTAACGCTGAGGCTATTACTGAGATACAGAGGCATGAAGCTGCTCTTTCTGAAGCATTGGGACGGCAAGTGACACTTGAAGACTTGGACATGGAGGAACTTGCAAAGACACCGATCCAAGCACCGCAAGAGCCAATTCAGCTTACTCCTGTACAATAGTCGGCTTCATCTGGTGTGCTACTGCCTCAAGAGCACCTATGTTAAGCAAAGAGTTCGTCCCTCTCCATAAGATTGCAGGCCTTCCTTTAAGTGGAGCGGCCTCAAACTTCTGAACCAGCCCCATTTCGTGCATTATCGCTAAGGCATCACGTAGTGACTGTGCATCCATGTGTGTTCGCAGGCTTCGTGTCAGTGCAGATTGCTTCACGCCGCTTCGTCCAGCTAGAAGGAGCATTTCACGGAGGCTATCAAGGCCAATTATCAGTCCACTAGTGCTCGCACCGCCTCGGAAGATCAAGGTACCTGAGTCTTTTACTTCTTCTACAAGCTGAATGGCTAGCGCGATGTCGTTTGTCTCAATCTTCCACTCATCCTGTCTGTTTATGGCTAAGCATGCAGCACACCGCAGTACATGATCATCTTCTCTGCTTTCATACGTAGCTCGGAACGGATCGGTGTGTAGTATGCGTGTGTTGTACCAGTGAACGAAGTGTTCCTTAGCTGCTTTAGAGATTGGTATCTTTGGATGCTGCTGAGTGCGCTCACGTAGCTTCACCATCTCACGTACAGTCTGTTCGACACGTTCCTCATCATTCGCGAACCCTTCCGGCCATGCAATTGGCTTCTTCGGATGTTCTTCAGCTACAAAGACCACTCGGCTGGTGAAACCTCCTTCAACTACATCAGGGTTTACTGTGCGGATGAGCCATGTGGGAGTTGTTGCTGATAGGAAGCATACATACACGTTACGGATTATTGACCTGCCTCTTGAAACAGTTCCACCGCCGCCTCTGAACTCAGGACAGTCGTATAGATCGGTCAGAAGTCCTGGCATGCCAAGCGTGTATCGTTCTCTGCCGAGGAACGTAAGAAGCTCTGAGATCGAGATAGCAACGTGTGCATAGCCGTAGTCAATGGTACTCCTGTGCAGAAGGTATTCTAGCTCTTCAGGTGACATCTTTGACTGGACAAGCATGATCTGGTTCTTGCTGATCTGCATCTCGTCATCTAGATCGAGTACACGAGAGGCGAACATGTTAGCAAGGCGGGTAGCTTCTCGAACAGCGGTCGATTTACGAGTCACGCCGCTGTCAGAGACAAGCATCACGAACCAGTTCAGGAACACTGGCGTCCTGGGACGGTCTACGAATGTAAACCGTCCCAGGGCAACCGACATGAGCCACATTGCTGTCCAGAAGTCGAAGGCGTACGGTGTCTCAATACGAGACATGTACTCCATATGCCGACCAATGAACGAGCTTCGCGGTACAAGCCTGTCGTAGTCTGTTTTCGTTACTTTGGCTGGCATTTGCTGTGGGAAGAACTCACACTTCCTCCAATGTTGACCACCTGTGAACACCATGTTCATCAGGTACTGAGTGTTTGAAATCCGTACCGATTACAACAGGTTCACCCTTGATTATAATCGGTGCCTCGGCATACTTCTTCATAATGCCCTGCACTTCTGCCTGCACATGAGGGCGGTGCATGCAGACAAGGGCATCATGAACGTTGATCAGTATCTGTGCTTCACCTTTAGGCCATTCTTTATCCTCCTGTGCTTCATAGATTACCGAACCTACTTTGTCTCCGATAGCTGACTGCGGCCGAAATGCGATGATGCTGTCTAATGCTTCAGGCGTGAGGCGTTCTAGCAGTATCCAGCGCCTTCCAAGTGGGGAGTACAGCATCTTGTTCTTCTTAACTTCAGCAATCGTCTCATCCCACCACGCTCTAATCTCTGGAAAGGCTCTGTGGTAAGCATCGTATGCTCTACGTGCCTGGATGTATGGTATCTTACACACAGTCGCCAGCTTATCAGCCATCATTCTGTAATTCAGTCCATGCACGCATCGTTTGCCTAGATAACGGATCGTTGGATGTCCGTCTTCGGTCCAATCTGCTTTGGGGATTTCATCGTACGGAAGATTGAAGATACGGGCGGCATTCAGTCTGTGTACATCGTACTTGTCAGGTTCTTCATCAGCTAGTTTGAAGTTCTCTTGCAGAGCAGGAACGGGAGCGAGCCACGCAACACACTTTGCTTCAGCCTGTTTCAAGTCGAAGTATGTAAACATGAAGCCAGGATCGGCAATGTACATTGGATAGGCTCTGCGGGGTTGGTTTTGAAAGTTTGTGCCTGCTCCCCAAATCAGCTTCACACATGATAATCTACCAGGCGCTTCCTGCACACCCCACTGCCTCCAATCCCCTCGCATCCTGTTATCATCATCTGTCTTTGTGTTCACGTATGTAGAGAAGAACTTGTGCTCCTTCTTGTACTCATCAACACCATCAAGTACTAAACGAGCTTTGCTTGTCGTACGGGGATGTGCACGCATACGTGCCCGGTTCTCTTTGTTTGTAGATATGCCTCTGCCTACGAGCTTTAGCTGATGGAAGAACAAACGTTGGAGGTCTTTGCGGGATAGAGGGTTTATCTCTTGGTCAATGCCTGTTGCATCTCTAACGAGTTCCTGGAAGCGGTTGTAACTCTGTTGGAGATCACCGATTAGTCCTTTGTCGTTCGGATCAAGCGGATCACCTTCTGCTAGTTTGTTCTTGTACGCCGTATCAACAAGCACTCCGATGTTCGTCATATTTACCAGGTGTGGTTGTAACCGCATTACGTGGTTGAAGAAGAACTTATCCAGTTTCTGTGCCTTCAGTTCGACAAGCTGTCTCTCTTGTACCTTCCGCGTGATGCAGCAATCCTTGACATTGTACACCCAGTACTCGTTAATATCTCCGCCTTCTCTCCACTCCTTACGTTCGTCTTTGTAAAACGGATGATCTGTGTATTGCGTAGTCATGAACCCGAGGTTGTGTGGGAGGGGAGGGTAAAGTGTATGGTGCGCCAAGAGGGTGTCGAACCACACGCGATGCACCCTGATCTTGTCTTTGAGGTAAAGCCAGTAGCTGTCAAATGACCCACTCTGTGCGATAAGTCGAACGTCATTACTTCCCAGCAAGGCTTGCAGAGATAGGCGTATCGCTTTCTCGTCTTCCCTTGAGTATCTATTCTCTTTTGCAGTACGGAAATTGATACACATTCCTTGGTGGTTGTTGTTGGCAAGTCCGATGCACGCTGTTTCACCAGATAGGTTTTCAATGTCGAAAGCCACCGGAAGTTTTTCATCGTGCATCCTTTCGATCCACTGCAGGGCTTCAGTAGGTGATGGGTTGATGATTGCGTCTATGTCGTAGTGCTGGAACGAGCCATCAAGCACACGCTTCAGCTTTGCTGTATCGAACGCAAATACGATCTCCCATCTAGGCTCGCGTAACACATGGGCAGGGTTGTATGCGCATACGAACTTGATGTCCCGCCCGCCCATCTTTTTCTCAATCACACTTCCACGCCAGTTCATTATGCCATCGACGCCAAGCAGTGCCTTCAAGGCAAACGCACCTAGCACGAACACGTACTTCAGGTTAGGAAGCTGATTGAGTTCCCATTCAAGCAGAGCTTGCCAGTGCTCTAGCTCGGCAGGGTTGATCTTCATGCTGCGATCAGGCGATGTTGATCCTGGTAGGTGATACTTGACTACGTTCGTTGCATATACGAGTGATCTACGCAGGCCAATCTTACGCAGAGACTTCCACAGGACTTCACCGCTACCACCGGCGAATGTCATGCCTAAGTTAAGCTCACGGGAGCCGACTGCTTCACCAACGATGGCTACTTCGCTGTAGAAAGCTCCATCTCCTGGTACACGGACATTAAGTTCAGCTAGCTTAGCTCGCTTGATGAACTCACGCTTTAGCTGTGCTGTTGAAGTGATTGAGGCGCCATCAGATGTCACGGTGCCAACCTCCACTGATCTACAACACGGTTCACTTGTAGATGATACAGCGGCGTCTCGAACTTGTTGTTCAGATCGACGCATGTAACACCGTACTGCTCTAGCTCAATGTAGCTCCTACTGTCGTTCTCGTAAGTGCAGCCCTGCCGTGTAATACGGATCAGCAAGCACCGCTCAGCACTCACCATTGATATGACAGGCAGGCACTCAGCTTCAAAGCCTACACCACTGATGATGGCTGTTTGATGTTTTGTGTTCGGTAACGTGGCTGACAGGTCTTTGACCAGCAAGTGGCCGAGAAACGCCTTGCCGAACTTTGGCTTTAGCACATCCTCTGCAAACCAGATTAGTGCTTCTCTCCATGACATTCCATGCAGGCACTCTTGGGGTGCGTCCTTCTCAGCTTCGCATGCTTTACGTTCTTCTACAGAGAGATCGAACACGTCAATAACAGCACGACGCACAGGATCAATCATGCTGCGCAATGTGCCTTGTCCATTTGTATACAGGGCCTTCGCTGCTTCATCCTTACCACATCCAGGCGGGCCGTTCAGAAAGATTACGTACATAGTACCTCCTACCAGTTCCTGTTGTTCGATACAGCGTACTGTAACGAACGAAGATCAGAGATTACGTGCACATGGGTACGTGCACGGGTAATGCCGGTGTAGAAGTTTGCTCTGTTGCGGAGATACTTACCTTGTGAACGGTTCAGGATGTATACAACGTGCTGATACTCACTGCCCTGTGATTTGTGACATGTGATGGCGTATGCTAGGTCAAGTTCTTTGCGTGGATCGTAGGATTTGATCCTGCCATGGTTGTCTTCGTATGTGATTACAGGCGGGAAGGTCACCACTCTGTCGCCAAGATCA